ATTCTCGCGTAAAAAACTTTCAAACTTGGGCAAAATCTGCCTTTTTTGCCTTATTCCCTTTCTTCTCTTTTTCATCTTTTTCTTTTTTAAAAAAAAAAAAAGAATATACAATACAAAGATAATGTAAATACAATTTGATAATTCAATGTATAATGAAAGCATTCGTGTTCTACTCTACAGACGATTTGATAGAAATTATATCAATGGACCAAAATCCCATTCATATAATTAATACAGTAAAATCAAATCATATAATGGTGTGCCGTGAAATTAACGCAATGCGTATAGACCATTACATTGAATTAAAACAAACCAAAAGGTTTGCAGTTTTTTGTTAGGTCTTTGGGAGAACATTCATTCATAGACCTACCACCTTTACCACGATTGCAATTTTTTCCACAAACCTCACAATACACATTTGCAGATGTTGTTATTAAACTCGGTTTATCCTTTTCAAATAATACAATGATAGAACTCCCAAACCACCAATCAACATTTAACATATGCATTTTCCTAACACCATAACCACGGTTTATCATTTTTGTTACACGAGCTGGAGTGAAATTTAAACTCCCAAAAATATAACAAAATTTATCCGTTATATCCATAGTATGCTCTAACCATTTATCCCAAAGACTATAAGGAGGGTTTCCTACAACACAATCAACCTTGTTATGATATTTAAAAAAATCTTTGGATTCAGTAATTTCACAATAATCCCTTTTCACATAATCTGGAAAGGCATTATAGAACACTTTGTTAGAACCAGCTGAAGGGTCTAAAACCATATCCCCACCTTTTAATTCACACATATCAATCATTATTTGAGCGACGCTTATAGGAGTATGAATAACATCATTTGGATTTTCACGACCTTTAATATTCCTGATAGAAGATGTTTTTTTCATATATAGAATTATCTGTATATATTCTATGTATGAAATAAGCGACTATACAAAACGCAAAGCCAAAGAATTAAATGTAGATGTAGTGCCGTCTGCAAACTCTAAGAAGAAAATAGATGTGTATTCAAAAGAGGGAGTTCGTATAGCCAGTATCGGGGCGACTGGTTATATGGACTTTGCAAAATATCTTGAAAAAAATGGTGAGGCTTATGCTAAGGAACGCCGTCGTTTATATAAATTGCGACATATCAAAGATAGAACTGTCAAGGGTTCTAACGGGTGGTGGAGTGATCAGTTACTTTGGTAATTAAAACACAAACTTTGCAATTAGTTCCCGATTTACAAAACTGATTTTACCAAACCATTTTGTATAACAATATACATAATCATTATCAAACTGCTCTTGCGTCCAACGAATCCATTCCCTTTTCATTCTATCGGTATTTCTAACAAACTGATATTTGTTAGGGTATTGCCTCTTCAATTCAAATAATGTATTGTATATCTTTGTAGCATAAAAAATATCATCCCTATCAGGTTGAATGGTAATGTTTTCGCATTGTGGGTCACAATCACCATCACTATCGCTGTCATATTTCTCCAAAAATTTCTGGCTCGTAGGAGTGCTTAGGCACTCCAAAGAGCTGTCAACTTCCTCTTCAATTTTCTCGTTATATTTCTCAATATTTTTAAGATGTTTCTTCGTCATACAATGTCTGTCGTAATTAGCTTTCAGTATAGATGTATATTTACACACATCACACTTGTGATAAATTGGTAGAATATTATTATCAACTTTATCCATATTAATTTCTCTATATATTATTATATTCATCGTTTTTAAGTCATTTAAACGAATACGATGAATACCGAACATTAACAATTTTTTATTAGCTTAATATAGTATGAGAGCATCAAGAGTAAAGCCAACCCCAAAAGAAGAAACTCAATCTACGCCAGTTTCAAATTCAATGAATTTCTATGAAACCATTCCTAAGCATTTTCTTGACACCAAACTTGAAAATCCTAACTTAGCAGAACACAATTTCACAATACCCTTTCGTGGTGTCGTTGTTGCACCTTCGGGCTCAGGTAAAACAAATTTTGTAGCAAACCTTATCAAGATATTTTCAAAAGGTCGAGGGACTTTCGTAACCATTACAATAATTTGTAAGGATAAAGATGAACCTATATACAAATACTTGGCATCTCTTAGTGATGCTATTCAAATCAAAGAGGGTGGGTTAGAAAATCTCCCTAATTTAAATAAATGTGACAAAGAAGTCCCTACACTTATCATTATAGACGACCAACAATTAGAGAGAAGACAGAATAGTGTAGAGGAATATTACATAAGATGTCGTAAGAAAGGTGTAAGCATTTTGTATTTAGCACAGAATTATTATGTTGTGCCGATAGTCATTAGAAGGAATTGTAATTACCTTATCATACTCAAATTGTCAGGTGAAAAAGAGATTAAGACGATGCTTCGTGAGGTTGGTTTAGGATTAACCAAAGAACAGTTAATCAATATGTATGCTTTTTGCACAAATGAGAAATTCAATGTATTAATTATAGATTATGAATCAACTGATATAACTCGTAGATATAGGAAGAATTTTACTCAATATTTAGACCCTGCGGATTTTGTTTAATTAGATTAATCCACTCCCTTCCCTTTGAATAATATTCTCAGCTTCCTCAATATCCTTTCTAATAACTTCCTTAATTCCAAAATTAAAATCTCTTTTAGGACCATCTTTGGGTTGAAAGAATTGTGACAAAACCCATTCATTCTGTTTGTGGTCGTTACTAACATTCAAATCATTAAAGAAACTGAGAAAACAACCAACATCGTCATATATGTTATATGTTCTTTGAGGGAAACGATTAAGATAGAATGATAAAGCCATACAATACCAACCGCACATTCCTGAAACGATGCTTTGTATATCTTTAGTAGTATAGGGACAAACCATACCATTACAATACTTCTTTACAACATCACCAACTACAAGAGGATAAATTTTCCCATAACTATCAAAATATATAGGAGCAAACTCACTGTGAGGTGACTTATTCATTTGCAGAAACACATAATGAGACCCTTCATTTTTTTCTCCATCCTCATCAGTTTCATCTTCCAAATTGATAATATATGATTTGTTATATTCCAACTTCATCTTAGGTAATTCACTCTTAAATACAACACCAGCAAGAGGTATTCCCATCTTTTTAGCCATTGATTTAATTTGTATATCAGTCAGCATATTATTCTATATCAAGATATTTTTTTTATGGATATATACTAATAGAATGGCTACTGGAAGACCTATAAGAACCGAATATGATAGAACACAAAACTATAAAGACTATATGAAAAACCTTAACCTTCAAATCAAAAATAACAAGACGAATTATGATGCGAATATATTGTATAAACAAACAGGAGTTCCTACACAACCTTTGGATACAAGAACATATGCTGAGAAACACGCTGATATAGCACAACTGAAAGTGAATTTGCGTAGTGAATTGAGAGTTCTTCTTGATGATAATGTGATAAGTGAAGTGCTTAGAGAATTGAATGACGAACAGATACAATTCTTAGCAGGTGTAGCACCTGCTTTAATTGCTGAGTTGAAACCTAAATATTCGGTTGGGATGACATCTCATCATTTCGTAGATATATTGGATAAGAAAATTCGTCAAGAACACGACTTTTCATTACCAAGTGAAATGTTAGGGACATTATCAGACCAGTTAGATACTATTGCTGATAATATGGTTACAGGAGATAAAATGAATGAGTTAATAGACCATATAGTTCATTCTAAATATACACGAAGTGATGAGAATGAACGAATTGTAAATAGTCTAAGAGGGATAAATGAAGACATTATTCATACTCAGGATTTGTTGAGACAAATTGGTGATGAAACTGGTGGAGTTTTACATAATATTAATGAGAAAATTCTTAACCCTGTTGATTTAGAATCAATGATAGAATATGCAGGTGTAGAAAATGCTGATAGAATAAGACAGGTATTGATAGAACAATTTCAACACATACCAACAATAGCACAAGTGGATAAAATGATAAGTGATATACAACAGGCAAACGCACAAGGTGATAGACGAGGATTAGATGATATTTTAGAAAATGTAAGAGAAGAATTTGCTATAATGAGTGATAGATTAGATACATATACTGATAATGTTACTGAGGCTATTGAAACACAAAGAAAACAAACAGCACAACAAATAGCAACAGAAGGAACGAGAACACGAGCCAAAGTAGAAACTTCTGTAGCAGGTGTTTATGATAGGGTAGAACAAATGAATGAAAATATTAATGAAGGCATAACTGGTCTTAGAACTGACCTTGGAAACAGCACAGCAGGTCTTGCTAATAGTTTGACAAACCTATATACGAATGTAGGACGCAACACAACATTGTTAGGAGATTTACAAGGAGGTCAAACGCAAATTAGAGAAGCACTTCAATCAATAGAACGAGCAGTTAATATGTTACAAGGTTTGGGTGAGGTTAATGCTACACAACTAATGGATATAGAACAGCGTATTGATGCTATTAACGATACGGTTTTGAGAGTTGGTGTAAAACCTGAAACATTAGAAGAAATTCAAGGGGCAATTGCAATTTTAGAAGATGAAATAAAAGGAGGGTTTAAAGAACAAAAAGGTAAATATAGTGTAGAGACATCAGCAGAACAACAAAGAGTAAATCGTGAAAGGTTGATAGGAGATTTAAGACATTACTATAAACCATATAGTGAAGTTGCTGAATTTAAAACATTAGGTCAAATGCGAGACCTTTTGAAAAATATATATAGAATTGGAGATGAAGAAATAAACCGAGTGATGGAAATACATATGAGAGAACCTGAAACTCGTAATTTTAACCTTACTGCTATTGGTAAATTAGGTAATCTTAACAAGTTGAAAAACGACTATAAAGCATTGGAAAGTGTGATTTTAGAAATATTAAATAACCCACCTCCTTTACCAGTTTTTAGTGAAGGACAATCAACAAGTGAAGCAGTAAAAGGGATTTATGAGAGCAGTCCAAGAAGCCCAAGTGAAAGTTCTTTTAGAACATTATCATTACGACCACTTGGAGAATTAAAAGCCGAAAGAGAAGGGGAAAGCAAAAGTCAAGGTAAAGGAATTTTGACAGGTCATAGAGGTGTTGGTGTTAGAATGACTGGAAGAGGAGTTGCACCAAAAGAAAAATACATACCATTAGGAAAATACCTTGTAAATATTCATAAGTTAGAGCATAATAATATCGTATCATTCAAATCACCAAACCTTAAAAGCACTAATATTCAATCCAAAAGAGTATCTCAACCAGTAGCGGATATTTTGTTACACATTGTCAATGGAACACTTGATGAAATTGTTACGGATAATCTCAGCGAAGATGATATTTCTTATCTATTTCAATTAATCAAGAAATGCGAATTGGAGAATTTCTTAGATGGAAAGGCAGAGAACAAAGTCAAAACCAAAACAGAACAAGAAATACATAAGTTTTATGTATTGCAAGGAGAAATTGTAGCAGGTAATGATAATCCACAATTAATTAGGGAATTCAAAGCAAGTTTGCTTACGATGATGAATGAAGGGAAACTATCTAAGAAAGAGGCTGGCAATGTATTAATTCAAATGTCTTTGTTAGGTATTTAATTCTTCTTATATACTATATGAAGACCATCGTGTTAAACTCAACTAATTTGGTTAATAACGGACTAAATAACCAATTTGTATATGTGTTTCCAAACTCAGTAAATATTAAAAATAGTTATATCGCAGTAGCATCAGTAGCCATCTATTATTCTTGGTTTAATATCTCATCAGCATTAGGTAATAACTCATTCTCTTATTCTTGGTATTCTACTGGAACATCAACAACTTTCGCATCAGGTGGTGATACAGCATCTATATCAGGAACAACAATGACAACGACTGGAAGCCCTCCTCTTGTTGTAGGAACTCTTATTACAGGGGGAACAACATTGGCTAATACTTATGTGACAGTAGTTAATGGAGCAAATAGTTTTACAGTTAATAACTCTCAAACAGCAACACCTACAAATTATTCATTACCTGTTTCAACTACATATACTATAACAATTCCTGATGGATTATATCAAGTTGCTGACCTTAATAACCTATTACAATTCAATATGATTGCTAATGCCGATTATCTAATTAATGCGTCAGGACAAAATGTATATTACGCAGAATTTACTGTTAATCCATCTCGTTATGCTATTCAATTAAATACATACGCAATTCCATCATCACTACCATCTGGATATACAGCCCCAGCAGGTTTTACATATCCACCAGCACCATTAAATCCAGTTGTAACTATTCCACCATTAGGAGGTTCTACTTCGGGACTTGGTTATTTACTGGGATTTAAATCAGGATTAGTAACATCACAATTAGCATCAAGTGTCACCACTGGAACTTATGTATCTACTAACACTGCTGGAACAATATCTTATATAAGCACATCATCACCTAACATTCAACCCAACAGTTCCCTTTTGTTTTCATCTACTGGTGTTGATAATCAATATTCCGTTCCTAACTCTATTATCTATACCATATCACCCAATGTTTCAGTCGGTTCTATTATCAGTGATAAACCCCCCAATTTCATTTGGAATAAAATGTATGACGGATTTTACAATCAATTAACAATTACTATATTAGGAACAAATTTACAGCCTATCCAATTGAATGACCCTTCAACAACGATTATGCTTTCCATTGCGACTGCAGAAGAACGAGGGGTCAAGTGACAAGTTTTTTTATAAACATAATGTATAATGGTAAGATTGTATATTGGAGGACGAGTTCATCATTCGCATCAACAAATGTCAGGGAGAGGTTCATCTCTATTACTTCATAAAGGAGGGCCAGGTGCCGCCTCTTCTTTTGGTTCATTAGAAGAATATAAGGAAGTAGTTGAAACACCTTCGAGTTATTCCAAACATTTACCCACTAAATCACACAGACCAATTGTTTTACCTGCTCCAATGAAAGGTGCGGGAGTGAAAGCAGGAACTTTATCAGGACTTGTAAATAGAATTAGACAAGGAGCACCTGAGGAAAGAACTCATACCCAAGACAAAAAACTACGGGATTTGGTTAAACAAATAGAACACCTTCAATTATCCACCCCTAAAAATACACATAAACCCAAACCGATTTCATTCTAATCGGGAAACCCAAAGATGAGTGTTTTTGAAATTTTTCTCTTTTCAAATAGTATAAAGGAATGGATAAGGTCGTGTTTGATTTATCGCAAGAATTAGATAGTTCTCCAAATATCTTCATTAAGAAAGAATGGATTAACATTTTAGACCAACAGAACGGAAATTATCAAGGCAATCAGTGTATTATAGAAACGAGCGCCCTCTCAAATAGTAATAAGTTTATGAATTATCGGGAAGCATATATCGCAATGCCCTTACTACTTACCCTATCCAATACCAGTGCCGCCTCGGCAGATATGGCCCCAGCCACCGCTGCTACATCTCTTGACTATGTGATGGGTTTAAAGAATTTTTACGGTTCTATGATACACTCTTTTACGGTGGATTTTCAGGGGACTACAATCGTCCAACAAACACCCTTCACCTCTATGTATAACTGCTTTAAACTACTTACTACGCTCTCGTGGAATGAAGTATATTCTTTTGGTTCTCAAATAGGATTTTATCCTGATGACCCTTTGTCTTGGACTTATATTAGTGCCGTATCAACTACCGCACTTGATGGTCTTGGAACTTGTGTGAATACCAATCTTAATAGCACGGGTCAATATGCCGCAACTACGGGAGCATTTAACACTTATGCTTCGGGGGCTGGTAATGTTGGTTTTCTTCAACGCCAACAGTTCATTAATTTTGACCTTGATGGAGTTCCTGTGACTGGAACTTACGCTTCGCTTATTCCTGAAACAAGTGTGAAGACATTGTGGAAAAACTACATTAGTCAAAAACGAAACGCCAATGCGGGAACAACGGTCGGCGTTATTCAAATTTCAGTTATGGCTACTATTTACCTAAGACATCTTCATTCCTTTTTTGATAAAATCCCATTGGCAAAAGGAATATTTATGAAATTGACTTTTAATTTGAATAATACAAGTTGTGGTATTACAAAGACGACTAACGCAACCCCCGTTTCGACGGGATTGACAGTTACATCTGTCACGACCGCTGTTGGAGGTGTTAATCCTTTAATGATTGCTTCATCACGAACAGGTTGTGGAAGTGCTTCATTAAATTCAGGAACTTCCTCTACTTCAACCTATATCGCATCGGTTGCTGTGGGAGGTCGTGTATTGGATACTGCACAAGCAAATATCACAGGAGTTGGAACTAACACCCTTGCTTCCAATGTATATCTATACATACCAGCATACACTTTCAATCCTATTTATGAAGCAGTTATGCTTTCATCTCCTATCAAAGAAATCAAGTATAAGGATTTGTATTTGTATCAAATTACCAACATCCCAGCATCAGGAACGATTAACAGTCTTCTAACAAACGGTGTAAGTGGATTGAGTGAAATTGTCATTATTCCATTCCATTCTACTTCTGCTGGAACTACCAATGGACATCCTCTTGCCAGTGTTTGTTCCGTGTATCAATCACCTTTTGATACTGCTGGTTGCGGAACTACTTCCCCTTTGTGTCACATTAACCAGTTCCAAGTTGTGGTTTCGGGACAGAACGCCATTTACAATACTCAGCAACACGCCTCCATCGAGCAATACAATCACCATCTTAAAGGTGTCAATGCAATCAACGGCAACCTTACAGAAGGTATTGGTTCAGGTCTTATTAACTCACTTGGATTTGATAATTTGTATTGTTACTACACTGTCAATTTGGAACGAATGTTGCCTGTTGAGGAACAAGTTCCCAAGTCTGTCATCGTTCAAGGATTGAACGGCTCTGCCAAATCTTGTGATTATTTTTGTTTCGTCGCATATAGAACCTCAATTAAGATATCTATACTTGAAGGAGTTAGGGTATAGGCAAGAATTTAAGAGTGAGAGATTTGAATGGGTATAAGGTGTCCGTGTTTAAGTTTTTGTCTTTCTTTAATGTATATGGAAGTCATTCACATTTCGGCATCGCACCCACAATTATTGAAGTTGCGTAAAGGACATAAAATTCGTGTGAAACCTGCTATGGAAGGTCAAGGAACGCCATTGTTTGTATCACCATCAACACACAGTCAATATAGGAAATCGTTTGCGGGTAAAAAAGGGTTTGATATTAGTTTATCACCTAACGAAATTTTTGAAAACAAAGAGAAAAAGGAACACCCTAAAATACAAGGTCAAGGGATTTTTGGAAGACGGTTTGATAGGGCAGTAAGAAAAACAATTGGTAAGACCGCCCAAGATGTCATTTATAAGGGTGCTGACTTGGTAAAACCTGCTATTAAAAATGTTATATCACAAGTAGGGGCACATATCCCACAGGCTGGAGAGCAGATTGGCCTTGCTGTGGCGAACGCATCAGGTCACGCCGAATTAGCACCTGTATTTGGAGAACTTGGAAAAAGAGCAGGTTCAGCACTGCAAAGAGAAGGAACACAAAGATTAGAGAATTATTTAGATAATCCTCATTCCCTTCGTGGAAGAGGACTTCACTTCACAAAATATCATCACCCTCATCTACAACATCATCACGAAGTGGGAGTTATTGGAATTGGTGGAACATTGCTTCATAGAAGACACTCTGCGAGATTATCTAATCCATATTTAGAGCATAAATTACAAAATAAGGAGTTGCCTATTCAATTTCAGCGTATTCATCATACATCAGGTAATGGTTTAGGAGTTGGTCTATACCTATAAATATTGTTTGTTGGTTATATACGATTTTTTATAATCGTATATAATAATAGTAATGGCATCGTATCAACCACCCGACGAGCAGACAGCGATATTTAATTCACAAAATTTTACATCATCATATACGGGGGAACACGACCCAACAAAAATGAATTTCCCAAACGCACAAGGCACTCCCACAATGCCTTCTATCAATGTGAGTGATGGAATAAATTCTTCTCTTATTACTCCTACTGGAATAACGAACTCAGGAGCATATAGTATTAATACAACAAGTAATATTCCAATCGTATCATCAAATGCTCTTGGTAATATTGCTATATCAAATTCAACAGCAATTACATCAGGACAAAATAATATAGCCGTTGGAAAAAATGCTTTAATCACAAACACAGCAGGAGGTCAAAATGTAGCCGTTGGTTCGGGTGCTTTACAGAATATGACTGCGTTTAATGCCACAGCTGTTGGAACAAGTGCTTTACAATTCGCAACAGTAAATAATACTGCCTTTGGTTCGGCTGCTGGAAACAAAATTACTTCGGGTTTTAATAATACCATAATGGGTTTTCAATCTTTTGGTAATGCTACAACATCAGGTAATAATGTAGCGATAGGAGGGAATGCTGGAACGAGTGTTGATGCTACAAACATACATAGTAATTGTTGTTTTATAGGAACAAATAGTGATAGTGTGAATACTGCTGCGTTTTCAAACTCAATAGCATTAGGTGCGAGTTCTATAATTACAGCAAGTAATCAACTTATGGTGGGTCATACATCAAATCCAGTATCCGTTGTATTACCAGTAAGACATACATTAGGACTTGCTTCACCAATTAGTTCAACACTCAGTATTCCAACATCGTCTTCAACTCTTAATATTGTATCTATTAACAATGGAACAGCGGGACAAAATGGTAATCAAATGGTTACGACAGGAAACCCACCCCTTTTAGTGGGTATGTATATAGCGGCATCAGGCTTAGCACTTGGTGTTACTATAACAGGGGGGTCAGGAAACAACTGGACGATTAGTATATCAACTCAACTTGGAACGATTACTGGGAGTTATTTTTTTCTAACATACCCTCTTGCTATTACAAGCATTTCAGGGACTACGATGACAATATCAACCTCAGCATTTTCACCTACACTTCCAGTAGGAACTCGTATTCACGGAGTGGGTGTATCTACTGGGACAACTATATCAGGGGGTTCGGGGACAACTTATACAGTTAGTAACTCTCAAACAGTAGGAGCGATTACAGGAGGTTATAATTCTCCGTTTATATCAATCAATTTTCCATTAAGTGAAATATATTACATTACACCCCAAACCACATCTATTACCATCACACTTCCAAATATAGCATCTTTTAATGTAGGAGCAAAAGTTACATTTAGAATTGTATCACCTAATACTGGTTCTGTTATTTTGTCATCTAATGCTATTAACATATTTACGGGAACATCAGTATTGCCAATTCAAACCCATACAATATATCCCGCCACTACAACCACATTTGCTTCATCGGGAACAACTGCTTCTATTTCAACAACAACTTTAACCCTTACTGGTGCTACACCACCAACACTTACAGTTGGAACTCTTATTACAGGGGGAACAACATTAGCGGGGACTATAATAACCGCAGTTCTTACCGCAACTACTTATACAGTTAATAACTCTCAAACATCTACTCCAACTTCTTATACATTACCAAATTTAACATCGCACACCTTTATGTGTCTTCCAACATCTATTGGAGGTGCTGCCTTTGCCAATGGTTGGTTTCAATTAGGAACAGTTTAATACCCTTTTATAATCTCTTCTTATATTGTAATAACATATGTCCGCATATAATGCTCCAACAGAAACATTACCAAGATTTAATACGGCGGTTTTCGTTCAAGACGCCAATGTATCTTATCCAGTGGCACAAGGAGCATTAACCATACCAAAACAAATAAGGATTGTAGATGGAAGTAATACCATTATTATAACTCCAACAAGTATTATTATAAACGGCATTGTATATAACCTTACTAATATAGCATATTTAGATTTGTCTCAAACATTTACAGGTATTAATACTTTTAGTAATACATTAAGGGCAAATAGTTTGAGAGGAACAACAGTAGGTGAAAATATTACCTTATATACAACATCAACTGGTGTTATATATTTTGGTAGTAATCAGGCTATAAATTCTATAAGTGGAGATACAACATTTAACGAATTTTTGTTTGCCCCAACACCAACCACCCAATTGAATACAACACGAGTTCCAACCACAGCATATTTAACAACTTATTACCCATCTTTATCATCAAATAATACTCTTACAGGTATTAACACTTTCACTCAAAATATAATCGGGTTTTTAAATACTGTTACACCGTCAGTTAATGTTACACTATATTCAGCATTGACGACAGGAAGTTTATTATTATCTCCAACAATTACAACAGGTAATATATGTATTGGGTGTAACACTACTGATGGTGTAGCAGGTATTACAAGTGGGAATATTAATATAGGAAATTGTAGGACATTCGTAGGTAATTTAAGATTAGGTGGTCCAAACAACACCACAACGATTAATGGAGTAACTATAAACATAGCACCCTCTACATCTACTACAACTGCTTTAAACATAGGGTATAGTTCTCTACCTATCACTATTACAGGCAATTCAATTAATATTACTGGTAATACAACAATAACAAATACATTGTTGGGAAACACCATTACAGGTAAGGCAATAGGTGATACTATATCATTATACAATACAACGACGAGTGGTAATATTAGTTTAGGAACTGGATTAACTACGGGAACATTAACATTAGGTAATATTGCTTCAACAAATACTATCAATGGTGATACAACCCTTTCAAATATATTGCAGGTAAATACAATACGAGGATTATCTCAACCCAACCCAATTTCATTATTTAGTAATTCAACAGGGACAATTTCATTTGGTAATTCATTATCAACCAATAACATAGACGGTGACACAACCTTTAACCAAATAGTAAAAGCAGATAGAATAAAGGGTGTTGTTGATACAAGCGATGTATATTTGTTTGATAGTTCAACAACAGGGTTTTTTACACTTGGTAATACTGCACGAACAGGAAATTTTCGTATTTTTGGTGCTATAACAGGTGGTGATAATGAACTATTTACAAATACAACAACTTCAACTATTTTAATTGGAACATCACACACATCACCAGCAGAGTTAAATATTGGTAATACATCAATTGTAAAAATTAAAGGGTCATCTATAAATTTAACACCTACAATAACTGGAAGTATTGTGATTGGACGAGATGATTTAACAGGGACAACAACTATATACGGTTCTCAAATAACAGGAGATAATAATATATTTACAAATACAACTGGTTCATATACAAATATCCTCACAGGTGTAACCACAGGTGGTATTACTATTGGAAGTAATTCTCAAACTGGAACAATGACTATTAACGGTTCTTCTTCGGGAAATACAAATCTTTTTACAAATATTACATCAGGAACTGTTACTGTCCTCACAGGTGTAACCACAGGTGGTATTACTATTGGAAGTAATTCTCAAACTGGAAATATGACTATTAACGGTTCTTCATCAGGAACTACAAATCTATTTCCAAATTTATCGTCAGGAACTGTAAATATTATGGGGAACATTTCAACAGGTAATTTTAGTATTGGTAGTAGTTCTCATTCAGGAGTAGTAAGCATATATGGTTCAAACACAAATTCATCATCTTTATTTACATCATCTACGACAGGTAATATTACTATTGGAAATAATTTACAAACTGGAAATACGACAATTTATGGTTCAACATCAGGTAGTTCAAATCTATTTACAAATACAACTGGAACATCAACTATTGGAAACTCAACAGGAACATTAACCTTTAATGGTATAGCAACTTTTAATCAAGCATTAAATGCTCCAACACCATCTTCTATTTTAAATACTACACGAGTTCCAACCACAGCATATTTAACATCTTATTATGCTCCTTTAACAGGAACAATAGCCAATGCTACTGCAATTACATTAACTCCAAATTCAACTGATACGGCTGACTATATTCCTTTTTCATTAACTGCATCAGGTTCTTCGAATCTCAAAACAAGCACAGCATTATTATATAATGCTTCAACAGGTAATTTGTCATCAACTATTCACACATCAAATACATTACGAGGTCAAGCAATTACTGATGCTATTTCATTATATACCACAAGCACAAGTGGGGGTATTACATTAGGTAATACATCAAATACAAACATCATCAATGGAAACACTACTATTACCAATACCTTACTTGGAAATACATTAACTGGTAAAGCAATAACTGATGCAATTTCATTATACACTACAAGCACAAGTGGTGGCATTACTTTAGGTAATACATCAAATACAAACATCATCAATGGAAACACTACAATTACCAATACCTTACTTGGAAATACATTAACTGGTAAAGCAATAACTGATGCGATTTCATTATATACCACAAGCACGAGTGGTGGCATTACTTTAGGTAATATATCAAATACAAATACGATAAATGGAAACACTACAATTACCAATACATTACTTGGAAATACATTAACTGGTAAGGCAATAGCAGATAATATTTCATTATACACTACAACAAATGGAACTATAACCATAGGGAAATTGACATCAAATATGACTATAAATACCGATACTATATTTAGCGGAACTTTATATTTTAGTTCAGGCAATCTAAACGGTTCTAATCTTGTGACAAACAGGTTATTTTATAACCTAACAACAGGAAATACAACTATTCTTTCTGCTGTTACAAGTGGAACTTTAACAATAGGAAATACCGCTCAAACAGGAGGTGTTACTATTTATGGTGCTAATACAACAGGAACGAATAATCTCTTTACAAACGCAACCACATCTGCTATAAATATTGGAACAGGATTAACAACGGGAGTATTAACAATAGGAAATATCGCCTCAACAAATACTATCAATGGTAATACAACTATTACCAATACCTTACTTGGAAATACATTAACTGGTAAAGCAATAACTGATGCGATTTCATTATATACCACAAGCACGAGTGGGGGTATTACATTAGGTAATACATCAAATACGAATACTATCAATGGAAACACTACAATTACCAATACCTTACTTGGAAATACATTAACTGGTAAAGCAATAACTGATGCAATTTCATTATACACTACAAGCACAAGTGGGGGTATTACATTGGGTAATACATCAAATACAAATACGATAAATGGTAATACAACTATAACGAATACCTTATTAGCGAATACATTAACTGGTAAAGCAATAACTGATGCGATTTCATTATATACCACAAGCACGAGTGGGGGTATTACATTGGGTAATACATCCAATACAAATACTATCAATGGTAATACAACTATTACCAATACCTTATTAGCGAATACATTAACTGGTAAAGCAATAACTGATGCAATTTCATTATACACTACAAGCACAAGTGGGGGTATTACATTGGGTAATACATCAAATACGAATACGATAAATGGTAATACTACAATTACCAATACCTTACTTGGAAATACATTAACTGGTAAAGCAATAACTGATGCAATTTCATTATATACCACAAGCACCAGTGGGGGTATTACATTGGGTAATATTTCAAATACAAATACTATCAATGGTAATACGAATACGATAAATGGTAATACGAATACGATAAATGGTAATACAACTATAACGAATACCTTATTAGCGAATACATTAACTGGTAAAGCAATAACTGATGCGATTTCATTATATACCACAAGCACGAGTGGGGGTATTACATTGGGTAATACATCCAATACAAATACTATCAATGGTAATACGAATACGATAAATGGTAATACAACTATTACCAATACCTTATTAGCAAATACATTAACTGGTAAAGCAATAACTGATGCGATTTCATTATACACTACAAGCACAAGTGGGGGTATTACATTAGGTAATACATCAAATACGAATACTATCAATGGTAATACGAATACGATAAATGGAAACACTACAATTACCAATACATTACTTGGGAATACATTAACTGGTAAAGCAATAACTGATAATATTTCATTATACAATACAACCACAACTGGAACTCTAACAATAGGTAATTCATCACAAACAGGGAGTGTTACTATATATGGTGCTAATACAACAGGAACAAACAATCTATTTTCAAATGTTACAACGGCAACAACCAATATTCTATCTGCGGTTACAACTGGTATATGTTACATTGGAAATATAGCACAAACAACAGGACAAATGATTATATATGGTGCAGTTTCAGGGACATCAAAAATATTTTCAAATGTAGTCAGTGGTTCAATTACTATTGGTAATTTGGTTCAAACTGGAACAACAGATATATATGGTTCAATGACAAATACTAATAGTCTTTTCACAAATACGACAAGTGGTAGTATAGATATTGGTGGTATTAATCAAGGAGGTTATACTAATATATATGGTGGTAAGTTGGTGGGGGCTGTGAATAATCTATTTTCAAATGTTACAACAGGTGCTATTAATATTGGGACGGCACTAACAACTGGTGGATTAACAATAGGAAGTTCATCACAAACTGGAAATGTTACTATATATGGTGCTAATACAACTGGGGTGAGTAATCTATTTTCAAATGTAAATAATGGAACTGTAAATATAGCAACAAGTTCAGGTAATGTTGGAGCAACTTATATAAACATTGGAAACACCTCTCTTAGCAATACTTATACAACTATCAATTCTATTCAAATGACATTTAGCGGTGAAGTCGTTCTACAAAATAATAGCGGTATTAAGTTTTATCCTTATAGTATGTCTTCAATTGTATCAAACCCAACAACATTATCATCACCATTTTATGGTGTTTATTCTGTAAATGTATCAGCGAGTGGCACTACATTTCCAGTATATGTTCCTTCACCATCATCGGCTTATGCTGGTATGAATATATTATTTAGAGTAACTTCAACATCAACACCTTTTCTCCTTCCTGTAATTCAAACGAACCCATCATCATCATCATTTTTATCTATTAGTAATTCGGTAGTAACTTCTATAACCGTATTAGGAACAAGTCAGTTTGTGGTTCATATGGTATGTGTTAATAACGGTTCAACTTGGTATTGGTCTCAAATAAATTAATCACAAGATAGTATATGACTGAACTCACTGAGATATTTTACAACAATCTTGTAACTATATGTAGTGGAATTATATTGGCTATTGTTGCGGTTGCTTATAAGAGCAAATGTAGAAATATTAATTGTTGTTTTGGTTTCATTCAAATTGATAGAGATGTTGAAATAGAAGAAGAAATAGACGAACATAACGCAGATATTGAAATGAAAAACAATCTATGAGTATAGTATATGCCGTTATTTGAAAAGCGTTTAGACTACCCTCCAAAGGTTAGAAAGATATTGGAAAAGGTTGGTAATGATATTATTGATTCTATTGAAATAGGGAGAACACCAGTTCCATCATTACTTACTAATGCTCTTAACATAATATCATTTGGAGAATTTCAAAAGAAGTTTGGTGCTACTCCTTACGATAAGTTGTTTCATTTGTTTATGGTTATAAGAACTACAAAAGGTGAGCGTGTTATGTTAGAGAAGAATGAAGTTATTAATAGTGCATTACGATACAAAATACCTCCAAATACAGAGTTGAGAAAGGCATATGGAATTCATCAAAATGTCAGTATCAATGACTTCCTTCTTAGAGGATTACAGAAACAAGGTAAAGAGAAGTTCTTTACATATTCTGCCAGTCATAACAATTGTCAAGACTTTATTGTAAATCTCTTACAAGCAAATCATATAGGGGGAGATATAATCTCCTTTGTAAAACAAAACACGGCACAACTCTTTGAAGGACTGCCTCGACTAAGAAAGATTGCAAACACTGTTACAGATGCGGCAGCGGTTGCTGATAGAGTTATACAAGGAACTGGTGAAGGAAAAATATTATCTCACAAGAAGTATATAGATATGCCTAAGAAAAGCAGAGAACCTGAAAGCGATAGTGACAGCGATGACGGAAAGGTGGTCCATCATCACCATCATCATTACCATACTGAAGGAGGTGCTATAAATTTTAAGAAGATTGGTAATACAATCAAGTCGGGATTTAAGAAGACTTTTACACCTGCATTGGGAAGACAAATTGCATCTACGGCTATTCATCAAGGAATTCCAATTGTGGCTGGTTTAGCAGGAGATGCTTTGGGTGGTCCTTTGGGAGGAGTTGCCGCTGGATATGCTGGGACAGCCGCTGCGAATGCTATTGGTAAATCAACTGGTTTGGGATTGAAGCCAAAGCGTCAGGGAAGATTTCCAAAGGGTAGTGAAGAAGCGAAAAATTATATGAAGGAGTTAAGGGAGAGACGCAAGAAGTAAAGCCTCCCTCTTTTTAACACGACGAATGCGTTGTAATTCATTCTTCCTATTTTGATATTTTTCAATCCACTCTTGATTATTATCACGCCATCGTTTTCCATCTTCTCGTAATTTATCAGGATTATTAATACGATATTGTTTTCTATATTCAGGTCTTCCTCTACAAGGTATTTCCATATTCAAAGAAGCATTTAATATTTCAAAATACCGACGCTCTTCTGCTCGTGCCTCTAAGGAAGAAGCACAAGGATATTTACAAATTTCTATCATACTCCAATTATTCCAACCACCATTAGCACGAATAGTTTGATATACTTTAAGATGATAATGTTGTTTTCTACTTTCATTATTACAATTATCCTTGTGAGTGTATTTCCTTTTTGTAAAATTTGTAGTGTGTCCTACATAAGTCTCAGTAATAGTAGGGTCATTACAACAAATTTTATAGATAATTGTATTAGAGTAATCAACAGCAGTTTTCGGCATCTTATATATAGTCTTATAATATATCTTTAACCTCATTCACACTTGACGGCACGGCACATTTCGTTATATGTAGTTGGATTATGTTGCATTGTGTTGCATTGTGTTGCATTTATGGTAAGGATTACTATATGTATATTATCTTATATTTTATAGAATAGAAAAAGAGAGGGTAGAGAGGGTTGAGAGAGAAAAGTGAGAAAAATTCGTGAGATGAGAAAGAAGTAAATCATTTGGGTATAAAGGGTGGTAGATTGCTCTTACCTTTTATCTTCTGTTTTAATTGAGTTTGATTTCGTAAATTAGCAGGTTGTATTTCACTTGGTGTCAATGGAGTTTTAGACGAGACTTTTTTCGTAGGACGATAAACAGGATAATCCATTCCACCTACATCTTTCCAATCTTCTTTGAACCATCGTTTTAAATTCTTTGGTTTATTATCGTCAGTGTATGTGCCTCCCATTTCTTTATAGGTCTTTACAATAAATCCGCTCTTATAGGCACTGGGCTTTGTATATTTATCATCAGCAATCTTCTTTGCTTTTTCGTAAAGGGTTGGGTTATTGATGATAGGCATTATAATATATTCTTTTTTTTTTTAAAAAAGAAAAAGATGAAAAAGAGAAGAAAGGGAATAAGGCAAAAAAGGCAGATTTTGCCCAAGTTTGAAAGTTTTTTACGCGAGAATAGAAAAACAAGAAAATCCAACGAATTTGAAAAAAACTTTCAAACTTGGGCAAAATCTGCCTTTTTTGCCTAAGACCTGTAAAAATCAAATACTAATAATAATAATAATATTTCTTAGCATATATGGTAAGGTTTAAGGTTCTTCATTATCTTCATCTTCAACCCTTAATTTATATCCAATGAGACAAGGACAAGATAATTGTTTTCCATTATATGTTTCTTTACGCTTTTTAACATATCTTTTAAGACTGAAATTGCTCTCAATTTTATCAATGAAATAAGTTTCGTTATTTGTTCGTTGCTCCTTCTTATTCAAATTAGCAAATATTTCACTGTATTTGAATTTCTTGTATATATCCTTCAACTTGATAGGTTCAGTAGCATTACTATCTCGTTCATAAAAAGTATGAATAAAGGATAAAATATCATCAGATGCAGACATATGTTTCTCAGTAAGCTTTTTACATTTCTCAGGAAGATTTTCAAATGCAAAACTGTAATCACTCATATAAATTTTGAAATATGGTAATAACAGCATAAAGTATGCTTGTCGATATTTTCGTCTCCAAATACCAGTTGAATATTCAACATTTTTAATAGTTGCTAATGATTTATCTTCTAACGTATCATAAACGCTTTTATCATAAGCAGTAGTTTCAAAAGGTATGCCGATTACTCTTCTTCCAACACCACCATCAACACTATCCAAAAATGGAATATCATTACAATCTAAATCAGTTGTATTTGACAGTTCAACTTTTGTATCACCACTATACAAACCACGAGCATTAATTTCCCCTTCACCAGTAATTTCTTTTAACACGGCAGTACATAGTTTGAATCTTTGATTTGGTTCGCTAAACCATACCATTCTCTTTTGATGTAAATTTGCTAATTCAGGTGATGCGCCTTTAGATGTCAATGATGTTTGAATAACACTACTTGGTAATTTATAACCATAATTTTTATTACCTGAACCAACCATAGCAGCAGTTAAATCTCTTAATAAAGATTTACCGTTTCCACCCTTACCTGTATTGATAAAGAACTGTTGAAGTTGTAATCCAGATAATCCAGTTGCCGTTTTAACTAAGAATAAAGTTCTAATATCTTCAAAGGGTAAAATAGATTTGATAATATTATCCAATTTACCAATTCTTTCCAATGGATAATTATCATCATAATCATAACCAGTAGTCATATTAATATAATCTTCTTTAACGGGAGGAACCTTTTCACCAATTCTCAAATCAAATACACAATTATTGAAAGCAATAAGGTAAGGGTTTTCATTCCATTTAACATCAGCAACATAATTATCAGACTTGAATATTTTAATAATATTGGACCTTTTACTATGAGCATTTAACGACTTAATTAAAGCAACTGTAGATTTATATTGGTCTTCGTCCCAAATATCCTTATAACACTGAACTTCTTTTATGTAAATTTGATACAACATATCAAAACTGTCTTTTTCCAATTCGGCATTATGCAAAGCGAGATTTTCCCACAAATAACCATTATACATGTATCCTTCAGGTTCTTTACCTTTACCAGTATATAAAATAGGTTTATTATTGAAAATTAATCGTTTCAGTGCTTTTGCAAATTCAGCTTCGGATAAATCCCAATTTGTAATATGATTTGTTGATTTGATAAAACACCTGTTAATCTCCTTCACCTTTTCAATATCAACCTTTTTGGCAAATTCGATGATTGTTTTCCTCCCAACTTTTAAATTTCTATCCTTGCGAATGCATAAATAATCGAAAAATTTCTCAAACTCGTCTCGTTTATTTTGAGAACCCCAATTCATAGTTAATTTTTGAAATAATACCTTTGCTTTATCAACACCCAAAATGTTAAGAAGAGCATAACCAACCTTTGTATAATCATTGTTAGAACCTTCATTGCAAGTTTCAATTAATAATCCAGCATCAATATAAGCATCGAATTTTTGATAATCATTATCGTCACCAATAGAGATGTTAATGGAATTATCATATTTACATTTTTCAACCTCTTTATGATAGACAACGGCATCATTTGGAATAAAAGCCGAAACACAATGACCTTCAAATGAACCACTATGTAAAATTAAAGGTCTATTTTCACCAGGTTTGCTACATCCGATGCTTCTTAGTTTCCTTTTCAAATCGTAAATGGATTTATCAAAGAGATTTTGGTCTCCCAACCAATCTTGATAATCTGTAAAATCTTTGCAATAAGCATTCAAAGCATTAACAATTAACAATTGAGTATTTTTAGTAGCTATAACATTTTCAATAATAATATGTATAGAAACTTTCCACATATCTTTCTTCGTTTTCCAATCAATAAATGATGAGCTATTGGATTGACAAACGGTAAAACGAGGATTTGGTTGATTAAATTCTTCAATACAAAACTTCGTAATAGCATTAACCGAAATTTCTAATAAACTATCAAACCAAGTATCATAATAAATTGGTTCATCATCAGATTTCTTAAAATCAACATCAAAATACAATTTCACATTTTCATCATCTGGTATAATTTCATAACAACCATTAGTATTACATATTTCTTCATATTTATCACAAGGAATAATTTTAACATCGGCATCGGTAGAGTTAATTTTGGTTGTGTATTTAATGTTTGTCATTGCCTTCTTATATTTATGTATAGACAATACTTTAAACCATTTCATTTTAATTTTAAATAATGAGATACAACTGAATATCTCATAATTTTAGTAATATGTTGTCAATCATCAAAGAAATTCACAAGTATATTCAGTAGTTGTTTAACACCAGCCTTATAAGCATTAAGTCGTCTCATAGACAATTTAGAATACTCCCTATTCAATGCCAACACTTTATCATAATTCTTCTCTCTGTATCTGTAAATACTTGCTTTATTCTGTGCATATGATGGCATTTTGATTTGTTAGTATATATATTATATGATGTGATTATTTTAAATCACTTTATCCTTTAACCCTCGTTTTTATCCACACATTTATCATATAGATTCTTGTCCTTCAATGTATAGAAGACAATCGCCCCATCGTTACTCACATAACCCCTTTTCTTTTTGAAGAAATCCTTGACATCTTTATTGAAATCGGGTTTTTGAGTTTCCATATACATTACACGAATATAATCTCCTGCGGAGGTTAAACGAGGTCAAAGATATAAACCTACTCCGTGATGAGTATGATGATGAACTCCCTTTCCGTGTAAATCCACCAGTTGTTCTGCATTTCTCTCAATCATTTCCAACATCTCCGTTTTCTCATCACCAGTCGGTATATCAGTTGGTGCTCCTACACCAGTTCCTGATAAACGAGGGTCAATGCCTTCTAACAATCTTTGTTGGGCCATACACTTCTTCTTAGTTGATCCTTTGGAATGAACTTCACCAGTAGCAGTGTTTATTAAACTAAACTTCCCTTTGGGTGTTTTTATTATATCATATGGCATATCTATATACCTATACAAAGAGAATTATAATGGAATTTGACTAACATCACCGTCAATTAAAACCGCTCTCATAATAGTATTAAATCGGGTTTCAAGAAATTCAATATCCCGCTCAAAGTATTCAGCAACCTTCTCTACAAATTTGAGTTTTGTTATACCTTCCATCTCCCTAATATTTGAATATACAGGCTCATTCAAATCATACAAACTAATCACTTTACAATATTCACTTTTTCTTTTCAACTTTTCATATTCTGTTTCACCACTTCTTAGTTCATTCACTTTCTCAATACCCAACTTCCTAATTTCCTCTACTTGTTCTTCTGTTAAAGGAGTATGAGTATCAGGAGTAATAACAGTAGAGCATTCTACAGGCTTGGCATCATCAGGATTAATTTCTACAATTTCATCAGGCAAATTTGACACAAGTTGTCTTCTCACATCTACTCGCTCCGCAGAGTGCTCCGTTTCTTCTATGACCTCAATTTCTTCATCAGGAAGTTCTTTCAAACGCTCAATAATTTCGTTAAAATCCATATATTATATGTCTTGATATTATATATATGAAACGAACGAATAAGGGTAAATATTATTGTGTAATTTGTAAAGAACATAGTCATACTCCACAGCATAACTTGTGCTACGAATTTAAACTATTTCAAATCAAAGAAGAACAGGACAAATTGGCTAAAAGGTTTGATATGTTACAAAGGGCATATGACTACATAGATGATTTTCATTGTAGTCATATGACGATAGAACACTACGGCACAGCAGATACAGAAGCACAATAATTCATATGTTTTAGAGATTTCTCGTGTCGGGATTTATCACTTTTTCGTAGAGTTGAACCACATATACAAGTATATTTGATTTTACCTTTTTCGGCTATTATGCTCTTATTAACATCACGATAATTCTTATGATATTCAGTCATTGTTTTTATATTATCCCTATACCATTCAAACCCAGTCCTACCTGCTATATATCTATTCACACAATTCAAATTTCTAATCCATTTTCCTTCTTGTTTAGTCAATTCATCTTTGGAATTACAGGGGAATATTTCTATCAATTCAATACGACAATTAGCAATGCCATATTTATCAAACAGTATATGTGAAGATGTATTGGAAACTTTATCACCCCTTTTCCAAAGTTTATATCCGTTTCTATGATTTTCCATACGCTGACATAGATATTTTTTTGTTGTTGAACCAATATAACATATATCGTCATCTGTATTGCTTACAATCTTATAGATTTTTCCGTTTTGATATTTCACCATTTCTTACTGTTTCTTAGTAATAACCATTTAAGCATTGTTCGTCTAACATTATTAAAAATTATATTATCTCATCATAGTATAGAAAAGATTATATAATGTCAATTCAAGAAGTCCTAAGAACAAACCGATCAAATGTTACAGAGAGTTCAATCAAGACTTACAGTTCAATTGTAAGGAAACTTTGTCAAAGATTAGATTTGGAGTTTAGCCCAACCGTATTTATAGACAATAAGAGTAAAGTGATGAATTACTTGAAAGATGTTCCTATCTCAACACAAAGGTCAGTGATAAGTGCTATTATAGCAATTCACGAAGACGAAAACTTTAAGGAACTCTTAGATAGAGCTAATGCAGATTACAATGCTGAAAAAGCAACTAGAAAAAAAACTGATAAGGAAGAGCAAAATTGGGTGACCCAAGATGAGATTGCTGACAAATTGAAAGAGTTAAGGAGGTTATATAAATCGGTTTCAGCAAAAAAGGATAAGACTGCAAAAGATTATCAAACAATGCAAAACTATGTTATACTAGCATTGACAGGAGGACAGTATATAGCACCACGCCGTTTGGCTGACTTTACAAATTTGAAAATCAATAATATCAATCCAGAGACAGACAACTATATCAAAGACTATAATATCCTTATTTTAAATATATATAAAACTGCAGGGAGGTATGGGGAACAGGAAATTAATCTACCTAAGAAACTTGTCAATATTATAGAGAACTTTTTAGAGAATACAAATCATATCAATAGAGAATACTTATTGTTTGATAATTATTATCAGCCATTGACAAGTGTTAAACTGAATCAGCGTTTGAATAGCATCTTCGGTGGGAAAAAAATAAGCACAAATATCATTCGTCATTCATACTTAACTGAGAAATTTGGTGATAATTATCAGGAGATGCAAAATACAGCATCTATGATGGGGACAAGTGTAGGTGTTATACAAGGACATTATATTAAATCATCATACAATTAACAATCATAATCTTTCAAATCTTCGCGACATTGCGTAATCGACTTCTTAAAAAGCGACAAGAAACTACATATTTCATATCATCAACAATTAGCACAGGTAAATTGTAATGAACTGAACAAATATCTCCACGACAATTTCGTATCTCCTTCTCAAACCTCTCTTCAACATAATTTTTCAATTGTTCTTCAATCGTTGTCATTGCTTCTTATTCACTTGTTATTACCATTATCAGTAAGAGCAATTTCATTTCATTTTTTTTTTTCTTAGAGCAAGTTTTTTGAATAACTTAAATTCTTTGTAAAATGAAACCATCTAAGAGTATCAATCCATAAAACCGCCTATCTGTTACGGTTATACAAATCCATAAAACCGCCTATCTGTTACGGTTATACAAATCCATAAAACCGCCTATCTGTTACGGTTATACGAGAGCATAATGCTTTGAGAATTTTGTGATTTCATTTTTTTCAAGAATTTTAGTTT